TCGCGAGCGCGTTCATCAGATTCGGCAACGTCGTCCTCCTGTCTGTCGACGCGGCTCTACTTCGACCGCGCCCTCTTGCCCTTCCCTCGACCCTTCGTCTTCTTGCCCGTCGTCCTCGAGGGCGGCGGGCTCTCGATCTCGGGGTCACGCTTCTCGACGGTCGGCTCTCGTGTCTCGACGGCGGGATGAATCGGCCCCGGCGGTACGTCGCCGTCGAAGACCGTGTACCAGCCCCGAGCGATCCTTGCCCGAGCATCGGCGAGCGAGACGTCTCCCGGCGCAGAGAGAACATCTCCCGCGACAACGTCTCGCCCGCCTCCGATACAGTGATCAGTCGTGACGAGCAGCGTGATCCTCTCTTCGGGTCCTGCCATGTGCAGTCCTCCCGTTCAGAGTCTCGGTCTCGTCATCGACTACGCGATCTTCGCGCCAGTCGCCTTCACGAACGACTGACCTCGCCTGAGAGCGATGTCAGCCATCGAGTAGGACGTGATCACGATCTGACCGCGCTTCGCCTTCGTGACGACATCGACAACGATCTCCAGATCGTTGCCCCACAGCCCGACGACGAGGTCGTTCCAGTTCCCGAAGATCAGGCCGTGCTCGTCGGAGCCCGAGCCGAGGCTCTTCGAGACCTGATTCGTCGCCCGCGCCGTGTAGCCGAGCATCGTACCTTCCTGGAGAGGCCCGTTCCAGAGGTAGACAGGATAGCCCGACGCCTTCTCGACGCGAGTGCAGACCTCCGCGAGCAGCGGGGTCGTCATCCACGAGACCGAGCCGAGGTCGGCGTTCGCGTCGGCGAGCTTGCCGATCATCGCCGAGGTCTCGGGCAGATCGGGAACGCCCGTGATCGACGCCGACTGTACGTCGGCGGCCGAGTAGATCCCGACCGGCTCGTTCGCCGTGCCCGTGCCGTGCAGAGCCTTCGAGTCGACGGCGAGCGCGTGACCCGTGCCGAGGTCCGACCTGATGTCGGCCTCGACGTCGATCGAAGCCATCACGAGAAGCTGTCGAGGAATCTCGACAGACCCGATCAGAGTCTTCGGGGTCAGATCGACGTAGCCGTATGTCGGCTGACTTGCCGTGACGTCAGCCGCCGGATTCTCCTGCATCCAGTAGACGGTCGGCTCGCCGGTCTTCTTGTTGAAGTGAACGACGCCCTGCAGACCGGGATAGAGCCGAGCCCCGGCCTGTAGCACGAGGGCCTTGTTCCTGAGGATGTCGATCATCTCGGGCATCACGGTCTCGCCGACGAGGGTCGCCCCTCCGGTCGCCTCGCCCGTCCCGAGCGCCCTCTGCTCGGTCCCGAACCGCCACGGCACGAGGATGCCGCCGTGGTCGCTCGTCGTCCTCGTCTTCCTCAGCTCCTGATCGACCTCGGCCTCGATGCCGTTCGGCTTCTCCATCTCGGCCGCGATCCGAAGGGCCCGCTGAAGCGAGTAGCGAGAGACGTCGCGCTTCGGCAGATCGAGCGACTCGCTGCCCGGCTGTCCTGGCCCTTTCGTGGTGATCTGCTCGAGGATGAACTGCCTGACACGATCGGGCGTCGCACCCTCCCGAACGAAGTCAGCAGCTCTCTCGGCGAAGCCGTGCGTCGCGCACAGCTCCATGATCTCGGCCGCCTCTGCACCCCGGTCACGAGTCGGGGTCACCGGCGTCGGCGGTGACGTCGGCTCGCCTCGGGTCTCGATCCTCGGCGTCGTCGGATTGACGACGTCGGTCGGGGTCTCGACGGTCCCTCTCTCGGTGATCGTCTCGCCCATGTCTTCTCCTCCCGTTCCTGTCGTCGAATCTCTGACCTCGATCACGACGACGTCATCAGCTCCCACCTTGACTCTGCCTGCTGTGTCGCTTCTGCCGAAGCCGACCTCGTAGTCGGCTGGCACCGGCTCGGTTGAAATCTCGAAGGGCTCCCACGGTCGCACGAGGAACGTCGGCACGCCCTCGGCGTTCTTGGACAAGAACTCCATGCCGTGAACACGATAGCCAACCGAGACGGTGTGCAGATGCCCCTCGTCGACGAGTGTCTTCTGCTCTTGCCCGAGGTCGGTCGATGAGAATCCGAGCAGACCCTTGAGCCGCTTCACGACCTCGTCGAGCCTGATCCCGGTCACCGAGCCGAAGTGCAGGACGCGCTCGTGTGACTTGAGCGCGGGGAGACCTCGTTCGGCTCGGTCGAGGATGATGTCACCGGGAGCGTGCGAAAGGACTTCGTAGTAGGGGCCCTCCCATGACTGCCTCAGCACCGGGACCTCGCTAGAGAACGAGATCGGGTAGCGATCGCCTCCCTCCCCCTGCTGACGTTCGCCGACGTCGATGTCGAACTGCCGGAACTGCCGTGTTGGGATCGTCCGTTTCATCGTATCATCCCCGACTCCTGCTCTCTCGCCTCGTCGTGCGTTGATTTCCCCTGACGCTCCACTTCTGCCAGAATCGGGCCGCGGCGTCGAGTGCAATCTTATTGCACTTGTCGACTGAGGGCGTTTTGTGGCACCGTGACCGCATGAGCCTGACGAACGAACTCACAGAACTCCCCGAGTCCTTCGAGGCCGGCACGACCGTCAGCTATCGGAAGGCGTTCTCGTCGTATCCCGCGAGCGAATGGACTCTGACGCTCTATCTCGCCGGCGCATCTGTCACGGAGATCGAGGCGACCCCCGACAGCGACGACTTCGTCGTGACGATCTCCCCCGCCGGCACGTCGGGCTCCTTCGTCGACGGCGTCTACGAATGGGTCGAGCGTGTCTCGAAGGGCGACGAGGTCTACACCGTCGACTCCGGTGTCGTTCACATCACACCGAATCTCGCAGAGGCAGCCCCGGGCGATCGTCAGTCGTGGCTCGAACGGTCGATCGTCGTTCTGAAAGCTCACGTCGAGGGTCGGATGACCGCCGGCATGGAGAGCTACTCGATCGCCGGTCGTGCCGTCTCGAAGATGCCGATCAAGGACGCCGTCTCGCTGTTGACCTCGCTCGAAGCCCGCCTCGCCCGCCTGCAACAGCCCTCGAAGGTCTCTCGGTCAGTCCTTGTTCAGTTCACTTCGACGGGGATGAAGCGATGAGACCGTTCCGACAGAGGATCGCCCGCGCATTTCGTCTCGGCTGGCGAGAGGCCCGAGGTCAGAATCGAACGGCCTTCGAGGGCGCGATGAGCAATCGTCTTCTGCTCGACTGGATCGCCGCCTCTCGCTCTGCCGATGAAGAGATCAAAGGCGACATCCGACGACTGAGGGCGCGGGCTCGCGAACTCGCTCGCAACAACAGCTACATCAAACGCTACTTCCGTCTGCTCAGAAACAACGTCATCGGCTCACAGGGGATCACCCTACAGGCTCTCGTCACGAGACCGAGCCAGGGCGAAGAGGGCGAGACCTTCGTTCTCGACACCGCTGTCAACGACGAGATCGAACGGGCTTGGCGAACGTGGGCGCGGAAGCCCGTCACACTCGACGGCAAGCTCTCTCTTAGACGCTTCGAGCAACTGATCTTGAAGACCGTCGCTTGCGACGGCGAGACGTTTGTCCGTCTGTGGCGTGGCGTCGAGGGGAATCCCTTCGGGCTCGCGTTGCAAGCGATCGACGCCGATCTAATCGACGAACGGTTGAACCGACCCGCCCGTGACGGTCAGAACGAGATCAGAATGGGAGTCGAGGTCGACGAGCTGTCGAGGCCCGTCGGTTTCTGGTGTTGGACAAAGCCCTCGTCGGTGTCGATGACAGTGATCCGCGAGCGATACTTCGTCCCCGCCAGCGAGATGATTCATCTCTACGATCCCGATCGTGTGAATCAGACCCGAGGCGTGACGTGGGTCCACTCGATCATGGTGCCCGCGCACATGCTCGACGCCTACGAGGAATCCGAGGCCGTCGCTGCGAGAGTCGCCGCTGCCAAGATGGGATTTCTCCAGAAGCGGGCCGACTCACTCGGGCCCGACCTCGCCGGCGAGAAGGACCCGGCGATGATCGAGGCGAATCCCGGCTCGATCGAGATCGTGCCTGAGGGATACGAGTTCAACGGCTGGTCGCCAGATCACCCGACGGGGCAGTTCGGGGCCTTCGTCGAGCAGATGGCCCGCAAGGTCGCCACGGGCCTAGGCGTCTTCTACAACGTCCTCGCCAACGACGCCCGCGGCGTCAGCTACTCGTCGATGCGGAGCTTCGCTCTCGTCGAGAGAGACGACTGGCGAGGGATTCAGAACGACTTCATCGAGATGTGGCGAGTCCCGCTATATGACGTGTGGCTCTCGATGGCTCTCCTGACCCGCAAGCTTCGCCTCCCCTCCCAGAATCCCGACCGCTATCGTGAGGTCGAACATCGTCCTCGAGGATGGGCGTGGATCGACCCCGAGAAGGCGGCGAAGGGCGCGGTCCTCTCGATCGAAAACGGACTCGGCACCCGAGCAGAGGTCCTCGCGGAACGTGGTCTCGATGTCGAGGACGTCTTCCGACAGCTCAGGCGTGAACTCGATCTCGCCGAGAAATGGGGAATCAAGATCGACGGGGGCGCACCGAAGGAAGAGCCGGTCACGGCCTCCGAAGTCGAGACGCAGATCGAGGCAGCCGCCGAAGAGGCAGCCGGCGGCGGCAACGGCGACGGCCGGGATCATGTGATGACGAGCAACGACGTGACCCGTCGTCTCGTCTCGGTTAGCCCACAGCCCACACGATAGGAGATCACCGTGCCAGCCCTCTCTGACTATCTCGAACAGGAACTGCTTGATCATATCTTCAACGACGACGCCTACACGTCTCCGTCAACGTGGGTCGCCTTGTTCACCGATGACCCAACCGACGCGGGGACGGGAACCGAGGTCTCGGGCGGCTCCTATGCCCGTGTGCGGGTCTACGAGAACGGCGGGGGCAGCCCCGAGTGGACGCTTGCCGCAGTCGACGGCGATGCCTATGCTGTCGAGAACAACGGCCCGATCACGTTTCCGACGGCGACCGCCTCGTGGGGAACGGTCACGCACGTCGCTGTCTTCGACGCGGCGACGAGTGGGAACCTTCTCTATCACGGCGAACTCGACGAGTCGAAGACCGTCGGCAACGGCGACGTGTTCAAGATCCTCGACGGCTTCCTCGTCCTGAAGCTCCGCTGACACATGGGCGAGCGCCTGTGATCGCCTGATCGCCGGACGCTCGACGTCCGAAAGGCGCTCCCATGCTCTATCTGCACAACGCTAACTTCATCGACGGACGAAGCGGGAAGATCACTCTCGCCAGCAGCGTCTTCACGGCGGCGACCGGCTGGGCGAACTGCAAGACAGGCGAGAGTGCGTTCGGGCCGACCTACTGGCGCGCCTACTTCGCCTTCGATACATCGGCGGTCCCCGCCGAAGCAGAGATCACGTCGGTCTCATTCCTCGTCGTGAAGCGACGTAGTCAGCCCTACGGGGACCCGCAATACTACGTCTGCAAGTTCTCCATCGGCGAGTTCATCGGCACCACTCTCGACGGGGATGCCGGCGAGTGGAACGGTGGCACCCTCGCGGCGACGATCTACGCGAAACCTACCGGCGGTCAGCTGATTAGTCTCGGGTCGGTCGGAATCGCCGCCATCGTTCCCGGCGGTCAGACGGACGTTCGCGTGTGGGACGACAGCACGCAGGGCACGGGCGACTTCTCCTGGGGAGTCGACTTCAACCAGACCTTCTCGAAATGTCAGCTCCGAATCGTCTAT